ATGGGACGAGAAGTAGTATTTGCCAACATACGAAAAAGAATGATAGCAATGATAGTTGGCGGTGTGATACTCACGCTAATGGGTGGATTTATCTCATTTGCGGCGGTAGTAGCCGGTGAATACAGCGTATTGATACTTGGACTTTTTGCGCTTACGCCTGGTGTTATATTTCTTATATTTGGTACGTCACGGAGGACGCACCCTGAAAAGAGCGGCATATTCAAAGCCAATCCCGATCTTTTACAGCAGGCTGACGAGCTTTACGCCAACATACAATATCAGGACGATCATATTATCGTATCCGACAGGGTGCTTGCCAACAAGAAAGTGCCATTTCAGATGTGCTGGCGAGAGGAAGCCTACGGCATTTACCAACACACAGCGAGTATGAATTTCATCAGCTACACCAACGAGATAATCGTCTGCACGAAGCACAAGAAGAATGTACTCCGTTTTAACGTATATGCCAAGGGCAAGGACACCGCCATGGGGCTTATGCAATTGCTTTCCCAATGTTGTCCCAACGCAATGGTAGGCTACACCCCTGAAACGCTTGCATATGTTAAGGATATGCAGAGGCGTGCTCAGCAATAGATAATGGACAAGCTCTTTGTGCTTAAATTTGCACAAAGGGCTTGACTTTTTTTGTGATTACTTGTATAATAGTATAGTTGACACAAGGAGATGTACCCAAGTGGCTGAAGGGTCCGCACTCGAAATGCGGTAGTACGGCAAAACCGTAGCGAGAGTTCAAATCTCTCCATCTCCGCCAAACGAACAAAAACCACCGTAAATACGGTGGTTTTCTTTTGTATACACGATTTTTACACGATTGTGTTCAATATCTTCACCGCACGTTCTTCCTCTCGTGGGTAGAGGTGTGAGTAGGTGTTCCATGTCATTGATATGTTGGAGTGTCCAAGACGTCTTGCTATCTCCTGAATGTTTATGCCCTCATTGGCAAGCAAGGAAGCATGGCTGTGACGGAAGTCATGAATACGGATACGTTTGACACCTGCCAAGTCTGCAAACTTCTTGTTGGTCTTTTCAAGGGACGTGTCACGGATAGGACGCTCGCCGCCGCAGATGTACATATCATCACTGAACTTTGGCACTGCTTTCTTACAGCGTTCGTAATGTTCTGACAGCACTGCTCTTAACGGCTCTGGTATCTGTATCGTCCGTATGCTTGGCTTGTTCTTTGGCGGCGTGATACGATCACCGCCTTTGAGCTTCTGAGCAATGCTCTTGGTGATAGATATGTAGCCGTCTTTTATATCCGTCCATTGCAGAGCGTATATCTCGCCTTTTCGCATACCCATGTAAAATGCTATGTTGAAAAATACATAGTAGTTCCATTCGTACATTGAGCCGCCGTCCTCTGCTTCCTGAGCATAATTCTTAGCTGCCGATATGTATTTCTTGAACTCGTCAGGCGTGTAGAAAAGCATTTCTTTCTTGGCTTCAAGGGGCGCTTTGAAGTTGCCTGCGGTGATAACAGGATTTTTCGGAATGTATTCCATTTTCACAGCATAGTTCATCATTGCACGAAATTCGCCATAAATGTTCTTTCGAGTGATGATAGCCAATCCCTGTTCTGACAGCTCCTGCTTCCATTTCTGCACCATTGGTACGTTCAGATTATCTATCCTAACGCTTTCAAAGGTGGGCAGGACGTTCTTTCTCAGTATTCTTAGGGACTTGTCCAATGACGTTTCACGGACCTCTGAACGCTTGGCTGTGATGTACTCCGTGAACAGCTGTCCGATAGTCATTTTTGGAGCTATCTCTTTAGCATTGAGCTTTTGTGTAAGCTGGAGTTCAAGCTGCTTAGCCGCCTCTGCACCAAACACCACACGGTCTATCTGATGAGACTTTCCAAAACTGTCCGTATAATTGACACGCACACGATATTTTTGCAGACCGTCTTTTCTGATGTTCTTTCCGTTCTTGTCCGTCATTTTGTAGATCGGCATAAATATTCCTCCTATTCTTGACACTTCCTCGAAAGTGTGCTACAATAAAAGGGCAGAATTCGCCCTTTCTTAATGGGTTAGTGTGAATTTGAATCGAGCTGATATTGGTAGTATCTGCTCTGCTCGCCTCTGAGTGTTGGTAGCACTTGGGGGCGAGATTTTTTTATGCAATATGCTGAATTTGTGCCAGTGCATATTGACAAATAGATGTGCATATGATATCATATAAGTAAGTTAACTCGTGAAGGATTAAGGCTGGGTTCCCGAATGGGAGTAGGCATTCGTGCTTAGAATTCCTTTGCCCCTGGGGTTGACTTATTTTTTTGTAATCTCTCTTTTAGATTCTGAATTATATGTTCAGGGTCTTTTTTTATTTCGTCTACAATAAAGTCTATTGTTTGTAATGAGTAACTGTATTGAGGCTGTGAAAACATTCTTGAAACAAAACAGAGTTTATCATTTCCTTTAATTTCATAATGCTTGCAAAATAAATTAAAATGATACATATTAAATTTCATAGTTATATTTGCTTTTTCAAGTTTCTTATTGATTTCTGAACAGCACTTCTTAGCGGTAAATTTATATGTATCATTAGGATTTTGCATTTGTTTTACGATTTTTATTTCTTTATCTGCACTATTATCAATCCTAACAACCGCAGAGGCTTCGTCTTTCTTCTTTGTTATGTAATAATGATGATTTACTCTTATAGCAAAATGACTGTTATTTTCGTCAATAATAGGTGTTAATTCCTCATTTGTACCTATTAGTCTTTCTGCAATTTCAGGAGGATATTTTGCCCTTATTTCGTCATTGTCTATGGTATTGTAGCTTACAGTAAGTGTGAGGAAATTTTGTGGAATAATTTCAGTCATATCAATATTATGAAAAGCCTGCATTTTTTCAATAAAATTAAAAACCGTTGCCTGAAAAAGAGGAATGTATACCATTTCATATTCTTCGGTTATGAAATGAGTACTCATATTTCTCAATTCAATAATTTTCTCAAGATTTCTTCTTAATGGGTCTTTATCATTGGTAAATATTTTCTTTACGCAAAGTTCCAAAGTAATAGTTCGGTTTGGGTTATCTTTGTAGTATACGCTCTCATTTCCGAACGTATTAATCATATGAGCTTTTAACATAAGTTCCCAGGCATTGCATATAAAAAAGCTAAATCCTTCTACTCTATATTTAATTGAAGGTTTATTATATACTTCTATTGCCATAATAAAGGCTTCTTTTGACTTATCAGTTAATTTATCTACTAAAATATTCAAATGAACACTTCCTTTTTCCCTGTCAGTATTTACAATACTAGCAGGGGATTTTATTTTAACACTCTGCCCTGAGCGTCAGTGAAGTTTCCCTGAAACAAATTTATCATATCAACTATTGCTCCAATAAAGAAACCTCCGAAAGTAAAGAAGTACAGCAAACCTGTGCCAGCTTTGCCTACATAAAATCTGTTCAAACCGCCCAAGCCTAAAAAGGTCAGCAGGCAAAGTATTTCAGCTGTGCTTTTGCTCTTAGGGCTTACCTGCTCAACAGGAGCTTGCGGTGCGACCTGCTGGACGTTTGTAACGTATGTGATGTGCTGAACGATATTGCTGTTATGCTCAACGTGGTTATCAATTTTCTGTGGCTGCGGAAGTTCGTGACCACAATATTCACATACTGCTACGCCTGGTGCGTTTTCGCCTTTACAATTTGGACAAGTCATATTTTTTCCTCCCTATAAATCGACATTTGTAAACAATTTATGAAATCATTTACATTGTCTTAAATTGGTGATATAATGTATTTGTAATCATGCGGGAGAAAATTCTGTGTGCTATCCCTGTCAGTATTTGCGGTGCTGGCGGGGATTTTATAACTGTTTTTACAATGCCGAGTATTCTTATGCGGTCTCTTTCTGCACCGACAAACTCTCTTGGCTGATACTCGGGGTTGAATGATACAAGGGTTATCTTGTCATCAGAATACTTAATTTTCTTCACAACGCCGTTTTCGCCGTCGATAAGGGCAACAACTACCTGTCCGTCCTCAGCCCAATCCTGCCTTAACACCTGTATCTTGTCGCCGTTTTCTATCTTTGGGTACATACTGTCCCCCGAAACGACAATGCACATTGTATTCTTAGCCTCTTCCTCGTTGACGATATAGAGCGGCATATAGCCCACAACACAATCGTCAGCATATGCTCCAAAACCAGCCGACACGCTCTCATATATAGGTACTATATGTACGTTGTCTTGTGGGAGTATGGTTGCGTTGGAATCTATAATATGAGAAGAATGTTTAGGACTAGGATCATCAGTTTTTAATGCAAGGTATTCAGGATTAACGCTTAGCTCGATAGCGATTGATTCAAGAACAGGCAATTTTATTCTGAGAATTTTTCCTGCCTCATATCTTTGGATAGTTGATTTATTCAATCCAAGACGGATACCAAGTTCTTCTTGTGTAAGTCCTTTTTCTTCTCTTGCAGCTTTTATTCTATTTCCAATTTCTATGGTATTCAAATCTTGCTCACCTGCTTTCGTTATAATGATTATATCACATTAAATTGCATAATGCAATAGCTTTTTTGAAAAAAATAAAAAAATGTTGCAAAATGCTATTGACAAGTGAAAAGTTATGTGCTATTATGATAATGCAGCAAGTTGCATAATGCAACGAGAAAGGAGGCTGGCATATGGTAAACACGAACAAGATCAAGGGTAGAATGAAGGAGCTTGAACTGACCCAAGCTGACGTTGCACATTGTTTAAACATAGCTCAACCTACAGCTAATCAGAAAATAAACAATGTTCGTCCGTTTGACTTGGACGAGGCTGAGAAACTGTCACACTTGCTCCACATTGATGCTGGAGAGTTCGGCAAATATTTTTTTACTCAGTGAGTTGCATAATGCAACAAGTGATTAAAGAGGGGGTGAGGGTAAGTGGACAAACCATACGCACGTTTGCTTGAAGAAATAAGCAAACGTGAAATAAAGCATAAAGCTATCCGAAAAGAGCTTGGCATAACTAAGTGTACGCTGTCGGTCAAACTTCACGGCAGGAGAAACGCAAGCTTTTCACTGGAGCAGGCAATAGCTATACAGCAAAAGTTTTTTCCAGATGTTCCAATAGAGGAACTGTTTAAAAGATAAAGGGTGAAACATCTGCGAAATGTTCCACCCTCTCCAAAATTTTTAGACAGGCTTATCTACCTTTCTTGCCTGTCTTTGTCTGAGTAAGAGCACTGGCTGCAACACTTTTCTGAGTCTTTGTTGATTTTGGATTAGAAAGTATTTTGGAAGCCTTGCTTGCAACAGACTTGCTCGTCTGACGAGTATTCATTACATACCACCTCATTTCATAGTGGTATGCTTGTATTGTACCATATGTAGTGTTAAAAGTCAATATGTAAGTACTAAAGATAGTTATCTTACTAAAACGGACAGAAAGGGGTGACAAATTATGTTTGATGATTTTAAGCAAAAGTCAAAATGATTGCGAAATCAAAGTGCTTAACGTATGCTCAAATAGCTGAGAAATCAGGTGTAAAGGAAAGTACAATAAAAGCATTTATGTGCGGCACAACTGATAGCAGGCGTGTTGCTGAAAACATTGCAGATGTACTCGGTGTAGAGATCGTGTACAGCAACGGTAAGTACAAAATCAACAGTAATAAGACAGAAAAAGAAGGTGAACCAATGACAAACAACATTGAATTGAGGGGCTGCGACAGTGCAATGACAAGACAGGTCATTGTCACAAAAGCACTTAAAGGCTCAGGAAAAGAAAATGACCCATATCGAGAGGTCACGCAGTATTGGTCTTTGACAGGCAAGCTGCTTTTTGAGCTGACAGACGATGACGGACAATAATACTACCCAACAGCAACAAAATATAAAACGAGGAGGAATAAAAATGAGGTCACCTGACATTGAAATGGCAGTGCGGCTGTACTATGAAAAACCCGAAATAACCAATGCGGATATCAAGGAGCTGTTCGGCACAGGTGAAACGCAGACTATCAAGATCAAGAAAGCTGTTAAGGAAGAAATGGCAAAGCGTGGCGTGACGTCATGGCTGCCGCACTCGGTCAATACCGAGATAGCCTACGAGGTGTGGGGCATTGATATCGACAACTTCGAGAAAAGGCTTAAAAAACTCCGCACGCTTTACGGAAAGGACGTGAGAAAATGATAGCCGTACTAGAGATAATCAGATGTGCCGCAGCGGTAGCGCTCTTGGTGGTGCTTGCAATGTATGTTGCGTACAGGTGGTATGTAAGCGTAAAAGAAACTGCCTACGAGGAAGCAGAGAAGAGCATAAAGCGTGCAGTGAGAGAAGCAGGCAGACCCGTGGTCAAGGTCGAAGTTGAAATGAAAGGAAAGTGGTAAAATGGCGTTGATACTGCTGATAACAATAGCCGTGCTTGCAGTGATAGATGTAGTGATGTACATATTACTTGGCGCCATTGAAAAGCACTGGGAGAAAAAGTTTAAGGAGAATAAAAATGACGAAAGATGAGATAATTACTGTGGCTAAATGCTGTATAGTAGACAACTGTGTATCATGCCCGCTTGCAGGACATGGCAATTGCATCACTGATTTCATGAATCATATTCTCGAATACATGAAAACTGAGCCTGCACTGTCTGCCAACAGCACAAGCTCAGAGATATTGAAAAATATCAATTCAACACACCTTGATGATAGCACAAAAGAGCAGATTTGTCAAGCATACGAAACTGCTGATGAAGCTTGCTCAAATATACTTACTGTCTATGAGGGAATGTCAGAATGTGAGCAGAGAGCCTTTGATATCGGAGAGGCATACGGAAAAATATTCGACACAAGATGTAAGCTTGAAGAACTGAGAGGCGGTGACGGCAATGAACATTAACACAAAGAAAGCTCAGGACAAGCTGTCGCAGGAGCTGTCTGCCGCTAAGCTTGGCAAGTATGCGCAGGCGGTTGCAAAGCCTACTCTTGAGGCTCTCAAAACTTTCTGTGAGCAGAACGAGGAGTTCGCTCAGGCGGTCCTACAGACGGACAGGACTTTCGCCGAGTGTGCGGAAAACGCTGTTAAGGGTGTAAGGGAAAGTATTTCGGATATCGAGGTCTACCGCAGAGCTGTAAGCTTTTACTTCAAGGGTGCGGACGTTCATTTCAATATGACTATCGACCTGGGTGACGGCTCGGACAGCGATGAAACGGCAAAACCGCCTGTCAGCTTGTCACTTGACAGCTTGCTTGACTTCTGAGGCAGCAGTATGAAAAAGACAAGAAAAGAGGCTCTTATATACTGCTTTCCTGCGGTGGATAAAGAACTTATGGATAAGATGAAAGGCAGAGGTGCTAAGAATTATGTGGTGTTCCTCACAAGGGGTGCTGAGCTTTTCGCACGTTGCTTTCACCGATACTCAACGGGTGACCTTGTGGAAAGACAGCGGTATGTGTTCGCCCGTGACGGCTCGGTGAGATACGGCAGTGATAACGGCATTAACTGGTCGGTGCGTAATGACTTCCGTGAGCCTGTCTTTTGCAAATGCTGTATGGGATATAACTATGATAATTCCTACTCGGTGCTGAACATCAAAGCCATAGACAAGTCGGATATGCGTTACAGCCAACATCAGCATTATCACGGCAATATGCTTATATGCTATCTTCACGCATACTGCAAGCACCCTAACCTCGAGTATCTTATGAAACAGGGATATGACGTAACAAGCGTGAGATACACAGGTTGGTGGGGATATCAGGAAAAGTTCCTGCTCTCTCAGCGTGTGAACTGGAAAAGTAATGACCTGCTGAAAATGCTCGGACTGAACAAGACGGAGTTCAAGACACTCAAAGGCAGCGAACAGCTGTGGGAGCAGTATCTTGACTATCGTGAGGAATATCCAAAACTCAGACCAGAAGATTTACTGAGTATAGCAAAGGTCTTTAAGAACGAACACGGCACTCTTGAACGTCTTGTGAGGATAACAGGGCTTACACCGCAAAGGGTGGCACGATACATACACGAGCAGAAGATGACACCTCTTGATTACAGCGACTATCTGGAGCAGTGCGAAACGCTGGAGTATAACATTCACGATACAATGATAGCATTGCCACACGATTTCTGGACAATGCACAACAGACTCACTCAGATCATCAACTATGAGCATGACGAGCTTGTTTTGCAGAACTTCACGAAAAGGCTTGCAGAGCGTGTCTGCCTTGAATTTTCGGCAGACGGCTTGCTTGTCAGACAGCCCCACAGTTTGAAAGAGATAGAGGACGAGGGCAGGATACTTTCCCATTGTGTGGGCGGATATGCAGAACGCCATGCTATGGGGAAACTCAGCATAATGTTTCTGAGAAAAGTTTCTGAGCCTAACAAGCCTTACTATACTGTTGAAGTGAACCAATACGGCGGTATCGTGCAGTGCAGAGGGTATAGGAACAACGTGGTACAAAACGGTGGTGAGGACAAACCGCAGGAGATAAAGGACTTTGAACAGAAGTATCAGCGGTATCTTGACAGGGTTTTCGCTGAGAAACGAAAGGAGCGTAAAACAGCATGAACGAACTATCGGCAGAATATATCAAGGCGGCTGAGCTTGACCGCAGGATAAAGACCTCAGCTCAGCTTGCACAGCAGAGCCTTTACGATATGTGTATGGGCTTTAAGGAAATGAGGGACAGCAGGCTTTACAAACAGCTTGGGTATTCGGAATTTAATGATTACTGTAAATCTGAAACAGGTTTTTCGGACAGACAAGTATATAACTACATTTCGATTGTCGAGAAGTTGCCGAAAGAATTAGTGAACTCGAGTTCACTAATTGGAGTAAAGAAACTAACACTTCTCACCAAGCTTTCTGAGGACGAACGTTCTGAACTTACCGAGAACACCGACCTTGAAAATACATCAGTAAGAGAGCTTGAAGAAAAGGTCAAACAGCTTAAGATCAAGGCTGACAAGGCAGATATGCTCAGCGGCAGACTTGACGATATGAACGGTATCTGCGATAGGATATCAAAGCAGAGGGACAAGGCTGAACTCCGCATACGTCAGCTTGAAGCCGAGATAAAGGAGCTTGAGAGCCGTCCTATCGAGGTAGCTGTGGAAACGGACAGCAAAGAGGTGGCAAACCTTAAAGACGCTATGCGGCGTGTTGACCTTGATTGGTCGGAGAAATATTCAAAGCTTGAAGAAGACAGCCTGAAAGACCGCAGAGAACTTTTGCAGAAAGCTGAGCAGGCTGAAAAGGACAAGCAGGACAAGCTTTCACAGCTTCGTGAGGAGCTTGACAGAACTAAGGCGGAGTATGAGAAAAAGCTTTCGGGGAAGACAGAGATCACGCCAACGCAGGACGATAAAGCCATATTCAAGGCTTATCTTTCCACCGCTGTTGACAGCGTAACAAGGCTCGTGGGCTTTGTGAACGAGCATAATGACAGCGACAATTACGGACTTTTCACACAGAAAGCAAGACAGCTTGCGGATATAATCAATTCAAAACTGGAGGTATAAAAATGAAACTTTATGAGCTTACAAACGATTTTCAGGGGCTTTTTGACAGCCTTGAGGATATGACGGAAAATGCCGAGCTTACGGCAGAGGAAAAGGCTGAGGCTGAAAAGGTGTGGTTTGATACCCTTGAATGCGTTGAGGCTGAGTTTACGGACAAGGCGGAGAACGTTGCGGCTTATGTTAAGGTGCTGAGCAGCGAGGCGAAAATGCTTGAAGCAGAGGAGAAAGCCCTCAAAGCAAGACGTGAGCAGAAGGTCAAGCAGGCAGAGAGCCTTAAAGCTTATCTTATGAACAGTATGCAGAGGGTAAATCTTAACAAGATAGAGGGCGTTATGGCTAAGATAAGCATTACAAAGGGCAGGGAAAGCACTGAGATAACAGACCCGAAAGCCTTTGTTGAGTGGGCAAAGGTCAATGATGACAGCCTGCTGAAATACAAAGATCCTGACATAAGCAAGACGGCTGTCAAGGCGGCTATCGAAGCAGGCAGAGAGATCCCCTATGCGGCAGTTGTCCGCAGACCGGGACTGACCATAAGATAAGGAGGAAAAGAGAATGGGACTTGCGATACTTGTATTAGGCTTTTCGGGAAGCGGCAAATCTGCTTCCCTGAGAAATTTCAAAGAGGACGAGCTTGCACTTGTGAACGTGAACGGAAAACAGCTTCCGTTCCGCACACAGTTTAAGTCAACGATACATACCGACAATTACAGTGAGATAGAACGCTTTATGAAAGCTCAGACGGCAAAGTCCATAGCCGTTGACGACAGTCAGTATCTTATGGTGAACGAGTTTATGCGCCGTGCAAAGGAAACGGGCTATCAGAAGTTCACCGACATTGCAAAGAATTTTTGGGAGCTTGTGAGAAGCGTTGAAATGCTTCCCGAAGATGTTATCGTGTATTTTCTCAATCACCTTGATACAGGCGAGGACGGCAGGCAGAAAGCTAAAACTATCGGCAAGCTGCTTGATGAGAAGATAACTGTCGAGGGTATGTTCACAACTGTGCTTAAAACTGTTGTGGTTGACGGCAAGTATCTTTTCGCCACTCAGACGGACGGCACTGACACCTGCAAAAGTCCTATCGGGCTGTTCGACAGTATGTACATAAGCAACGATCTGAAACTTGTTGATGAAGCGCTGAGAACATACTATCACCTTGCAGACGAGCATATCTGCTCCGAGTGCGGAAAGACGATAATGTCAGACGGCAAGCGTACAGTTCAGCAGATAATAGACGGCTCGATGAAGAATTACGGCAAACAGCTTTGTATGAAATGCGTTCTGAAAAGGGTAAAGGCGGCGAAGTCCAATGAAACTGCGAACGTATCAGAATGAGCTGGTGGAGCAGGTAAGGCAGGCTTGGCGTGCAGGGTATAAAGCACCCTGCATAGTCCTGCCCTGCGGTGGAGGAAAGTCCTGCATAGTTGCTGAAATGGCTAGGCGGACGACCTTTAACGGCAAGAGAGTGCTTTTTCTCGTCCACAGACGTGAGCTTGTGGAGCAGATAAAAAAGACGTTTATTCGCTGGGGCGTTGATATGAAACTCTGCGAGGTGGGTATGGTGCAGACTATTACAAGACGGCTTAAAAAGCTTGCCAGACCTGCACTTATCATAACTGACGAAAATCATCACAGCCTTGCTCAGTCCTACAAACGCATATACGAATACTTTTCAGACGTGCCGAGAGTGGGCGTTACAGCGACTCCTGTCCGCCTTAACGGCGACGGGCTTGGTGACGTGAACGACAAGCTTATCATTGGCGTATCCGCAAAATGGCTTATTGACAACAGCTGCCTTGCACCTTATGACTACTACGCCCCTGACGTTGCCGACCTTACAGGACTGCACGTTTCTCACGGTGAATATATGGCGGCGGAGATAGAGAAAGCTATGGTGAAAAATACTGTTTTCGGCGACGTCATAAAGTATTACAAACAGTTAGCAAATGGCAAAAAAGCGGTCTGCTACTGTGCTTCTGTAAGACATTCTCAGCGGACGGCAGATGTATTTAATGACAACGGCATAAAGGCGGCTCATATCGACGGCTCGACCCCAAAGGCAGAACGTGACAGCATTATCGGAGCTTTCCGCAGGGGAGATATAACTGTGCTGTGCAACGTTGACCTTATCTCAGAGGGCTTTGACGTCCCCGACTGCGAGTGTGCCATACTCCTGCGCCCCACCAAGAGCCTTACTCTTTACATTCAGCAGGCTATGAGATGTATGCGGTATAGACCTAACAAAAGAGCCGTCATAATCGACCACGTTGGCAACTATGCAAGGTTTGGTATGCCTGACGATGACAGGGAGTGGAGCTTGGAGAAAAAGCCGAAAACTCAGCATAAAAAGCAGGAGCAGAGCGACAAGGTGAAACAATGCCCCGAATGTTTCTATACTTTCTCTGCTCCCCATGCGGGCGTGAAAGTATGCTGTCCTCACTGCGGATATGAGTTTCCCTCAGCCGAGAGAAAGCTTGAAACTGACAGCAGCGTTGGGCTTGTAAAGGTGGAGGGATTTAAGCTTGACTTTTCAAGTCCTGCCGATTGTCATACCTATCCCGAACTTTTGCAGTATGCGAAAAGTCACGGCTACAAATCAGGCTGGGCGTATTATCAGGCAAGGCAAAGGGGGCTTATAGGTTGACGGAAGAACATAGGATACAAAACGAGATACGCTGTGCGGTATCGCCCTACTGCACTGTCTTTCGTGTGAACGTGGGCGAGAGCAGGACAGTTGACGGCAGATATTTCACCACAGGAGTGCCGAAAGGTTTTTCAGACCTGTTCGGCGTAAGGCATAAGGACGGCAGAGCTGTCTTTATCGAAGTCAAAACAAAGTCGGGACGAGTTCGTCCCGAGCAGAAGAATTTTATAACAAAAATGCGTGAGTGCGGAGCATTGGCAGGCATATGCCGATCAGCAGAGGACGCAGTAAATTTACTAACGGGGGAATAAAAAATGGGATTTAAGTCAAATCAATCAGAGGCATTTCAGAACGGATTAAAGCCTGAGGGCGATTACGAGTGCATCATAACCGCTATCGAGGAACGCACAACAAAGAAAGGCTCTATGGGTCTTAACTTCACTCTCGTCATCAGAAATGACGTGCAGGGACAGAAATACGGCAACTCCTGCCTGTTTCACACCATATGGAAAAAGCATGAACCTAACGAGAACGATATGCAGGTGGAGGGCTACAACTTTGCTCAGCTTATGGCAATGGGCAAGGCGGCTAAGCTTCCCGACGGCAAGGAGTATGACAGCCTTAAAGCATACTGCACCGACCTGCTGAACAAGTGCATAAGGGTAGATCTCACACACGAGGAATGGAACGGCAAGGAGCAGGAACGCATTAATTTTGTCAACCCTACAAAGTATCCTGAGTGCAAGCATAAGTTTAAATCCTCTGCACCGAAGGCGGACAGCTTTGCGACTAAGCAGACGGGCTTTGCGCCTAAGACAAATACGCAGGCTGACAGCGCCATAGGCTCGCTTGAAGATTTTGAGGACGTGCTTACAGATGACGGCGTGCCGTTCTGATTTCTGAGAAAAGCGAAAAGTCATAGTGCTTTTGCATAAAAACGCAGACGATATTTTGTGCAAACAAATGATTTATGTTTTAATTTGGCAACATTTCTGCAATTGTTGCATTTTTAATGCAACTTTTTGGGTGTTTTTCGGGGATAAGTGAAAGGCTTTGACTTTTCAAAATTTATGTTAGGAGTTGGATATATGTACGAACAAATACCGCAGGAGCTTAAAACCCTGCCAAACTGGATATGCTGGGACGCTGTGCCTGATGAAAAGAGAGGGAAGATAAAGAAAGTGCCGATAAACGCACTTACAGGCGGAGGGGCTATGTCAAATAACCCCTCTACTTGGTGCGATTTCGATACGGCTGTGAGAGCCTCGGAAAAACATTCGGGCATAGGATTTATGTTCGGCGGCTGTCCGTATTTCGGTGTTGACATTGACGGCAAAGAGGAGGAGCTTGAGGCATACCAAAGGGGAGAGAACGGCAACATCATATCTGAATTTATCTCCACCCTGCAAAGCTATACTGAGATATCTCAATCGGGCAAGGGCATACATATCATATGCAAAGGAACGCTCCCGAAGCATGGCAGACGTAAAGGCTCAGTTGAGATGTATGAGAACGGCAGATTTTTCGTTATGACAGGCAACTCCTGCTCAGAATATGAGGGCATTGCAGAGTGTTCCGACAGCATAAAGCCATTGCACGAAAAGTATATAGGAGGCGGTCACGAGCCTGTGGCAAAGGCTGTTCCTGCTGTCAGACTTGACACCGCAGACCAGATAATCAAAGCGGCGGCAGGTGCAAAGAATGGCGGAAAATTTGTTTCCCTCTACAGTGGAAGAACCGCAGGGTATACCTCACAGAGTGAGGCTGATATGGCGTTCTGCTCAATGCTTGCCTTCTGGACAGGCTGTGACGCAGAGAAGATGGATATGATATTCCGCTCCTCAGGGCTTATGCGTGAAAAGTGGGACAGGGCGCAAAGCGGTTCGACCTATGGCGCACTCACGATCCAGAAAGCCATTGCCGATTGCGACAAGACCTATTCGCCAAAGTTCGCAGGGGGATTTTCTCTTAACTTCAAGTCACCCTCTGAGCCGATTTCTGTGGGCGCTGTGGAGCAGGAAGAAACCAAGCCAAGACTTTATTCATTTGACGATACAGGCAACGCAGAACGCTTTGTTGACCTTTTTGGCGAGCAGGTGAGATACTGCTATACAGACAAACGCTGGCTTTGGTATGACGGCAGAAAGTGGTGTATCGATATGACAGGCACAGTAAAACGTCTTGCTGATAAGGCTGTGGCTTGCATGGCGGCAGAAGCAAAAGTGTACGCTCAGCTTGACGCAGACGAGGGAACGGATATGGCGAAAGCCTTTGAAAAGCATATGAAGTCCTGCCGTTCTAACAAATCAAAGAACGCCATGCTAAGCGAGGTCATGCACCACGTTCCTGTTCTGCCTGCTCAGATGGACAGATTTAAAACTGTTCTCAATACCCCGGGCGGAGTTATCGACCTGCGAAGCGGCGGCATATCTCCTCACGACCCTATGACATATCTGACGAAAATGACAGCCGTTGAGTATTCAGAGAATGCCGATTGCCCTCGCTGGCTTGCCTTTCTTGACGACATTTTCAGAGGGGATAAAGACCTTATCAGATACGTTCAGAAAGCTGTGGGATATTCCCTGACAGGCTCGACCACCGAGCAATGTGCGTTCTTTCTTTACGGAACAGGACGAAACGGCAAGTCAACTTTCATTGATATCATAAGGGATATTTTCGGGGACTATGCGGCAAATATCCAACCTGAAACTATTATGGTGCGTTCAAATCAGAGCACCGCCATAAACAGCGACATCGCAAGGCTCAAAGGTGCAAGGCTGGTGACCTCAGTTGAGCCTAACGAGGGTGTTCGTATCAACGAGGGTCTGCTCAAACAGCTTACAGGCGATGATACTGTTACGGCAAGAAAGCTTTACGGCGACGAGTTTGAGTTCAAGCCTGAGTTCAAGCTTTGGATGGCGACAAACCATAAGCCTGTCATCAGAGGAACTGATACGGGCATATGGCGAAGGATACATATGATACCGTTCACTGTGCAGATACCCGAAGAAAAGATAGACCGCAGGCTGAAATACAAGCTGTCGGCGGAGCTTACGGGCATATTCCGCTGGGCAGTTGAGGGCTGTCTGCTGTGGCAGAAAGAGGGGCTTAAAATGCCTCGTGCCGTCCTTGAAGAAGTGAGGGAGTACCGCCGTGAAATGGATGTTATCTCTGCATTTGTTGAGGATAAGTGTACTGTGGGCAAGGGTCTGAGCGTTAAGTCAAGTCAGCTTTTTGCGGCATATCTTAACTGGGCTGAGCAGAACAATGAATATCGTATGAGCTCAACAAAGTTCGGTATGGAGCTTGCAAAACGCTTTGAAAAAGTAAAAGGCAGAGGGTGCAATTATTATTCAGGTATAACCCTTGACGAGCAAGTGTAAGTATCTGTAAGTGTGGAGGGTTGTGGATAGGTTGAGGGGGTTTCTTAACCTTTCGTATTAGAAAATTAAAGAATATATATAAAGAAAGAGTTCTTGAAAAACGGCACAAACCTATCCACAACCCTCCACAAAGGGGGTATCAACTATAAAGATAGATTTCAAAAGAATGTCACAAGAAGAATTTGCACGATATGAAGATATGGCGATAGACGGCAGGCTCATCTATGACGAGTATCCTGCTGAGGAATATAAGTATTTCTCGCAGTTATCAAGACTTGGCTACAAGAACAGGCATGAGGGCTGGTCAAAAGAGATATGCGAGGACAAGCAGGCGGAATACAAGCGGGAATATCTTCACAGCAAAGAGCGAAACGGCAGGTTTTTCAGGCAAGCCTGCATAATGCAGGAGAATATCCGCAGAGGGCAGACAACGGTCTGGAAGATAAACAAAACGCAGGACAGGGAAGAAAAACTCAAATACGCATTGCAGGCACTTGAACTGATACTCTGCGACGAGGGACTTGCGAAACATAACGGAGCAAACATACCCGAATATGCAGGCTGTGAATACTGCAATGGAGTGACAGAGTGGAGCGAAAAGCTTGGTGCAGACGGCAAGGAAGTCCGTTTTGAGTTCTGTCCTGTTTGCGGAAGAATGATCGAGGAGAGATAAAGGTTGACAATACAAGAAAAGATATCACGCTATCAGCTGATACCAAAGCTCATAGCCAATCTTGAAGAAAACAGGGCAAGGATACTGAATGGGAAAGCCGTATGCTATGACAAGAATGACAGTTCGGCAGGAACGCCCGGCAACACGGCTGAAAGTTCAATGCTGAGTTATGCCTGCAAGGGTGAGAAACAAAAGGAGCTGAGCGAAGAGCGTGCAAGGCTCACGCAGGAGATACAGTCTGAAATAGACGAAATGTTCTGCAATGAGGAAGCTGAAACCATAGATACTGCAAGGATAATCAAGCTGTATTTCATCAACGGCATATCGGTGAAGAAGATAGCTCACAACTATATTTTCAGAGATTACAAGACGGTGCTGAGAATGTTTCACAATGGCTGTGAGAAATTAAATATACCACACAAGACCACTCAATACCACTTGCAGGAACGCACATAGTATGATATCATTACAATAGCCAATAAGGCAAGCAAACATTTGCGGACCTCCATAAAAAAGTTCGACGGGGCGAAAGCTCCGTATGCAGGTCGAGAGCGAGCCAGCTTGATATCTGCTCCACCATTTACAAAACTCCTTATAATATATTTGCGAGAGGCACTCCTATGGGGGTGCCTTTTGCGTAGTGGGAGATAAAGCGTGCTATTATAAGTATGTGTATTGAATTCGTTAGTAGATCAATTTTCCTTATTAAATTTACAAATATTATTTTTTC